TTATAAATATGGATTCCTGTATTTTTCACAATATTTATAAAAGCCAAACCTTTTCATAAACATTGTCTTTTCAATATTTTCATCAACATCAAAATCAATCTCTCTTAAAACTGATTCAGTAAATTCAAGTGGTGCTGTACCATTTGCTGTTATAAGCAAATTATCACTAACACTCTGTTTTTCTAAAAACTCATTCTCAGGTTTATATTTTTTATAATTTTGCCAAATATAAACTGAATTACCAGTATGTTTATATTTATTTAAAAAACCATTTCTAGCTAAATAATCAACTGCACCACATATAGCACCAATTACTATCTTTTTGTTAAATGCTTCTTCAACAAAATCCAAAAGCTTCTCAGAATCATTATCCCAAGAATTACTTCCAACCATAACTAACAGATTATAATCTTTAGGTTCATCACCAATAATATAATCTACTAAAACAGAAAAGCCACCTAAAGAAGATACATTTTTTTCAATAGAAACAGTACTTACAGACCAACTATCATCTTGATTTAAAATTGAAGACAAATGTGCACCTTCCCAATCTGCAAATTCATCTAGTAAAAGAAATAAAGCTTTTTTCAAAACTAAAAACCCCTTTTATTTTTGATTTAATTCCTTTTAATAAACTTAAGAACATAAGAGATAATAGCGCAAAAAATGATAAAAACTACTCTCGTTCCACTTAACTCCTATCTCTACATTTCCATTACTTTCGAACTTTAAATATAAATTAAAGGCTATTAATAATAAAATACTAATACTTGAAATAATACCTACAATATCAAATAATTTCTTAGCATGAGGATATTTAACATAATCTCACCCCTTTTAAATTACCATTTATTAATTTATTTAAATAATATCAAAATAATATCTCAATTAAAATCAAAAAATGCCCATCTGAATATTTTCAGATAGGCTCTATTTAATCCTCTAACGGTATATCATCAACAATCATTGTTCTGTTAGGATAGTTTTCTTTTATTTTATCTAGCTCTCTCTGTGTATCTTCATCATCGCCCTCACTCCATTCGCCAATATTAACAATTACTGGAGTATCACCAGTGAACTCTTTTTTCTCAGTAAATAGTTTATGATACTTGCCAAGCATATCTCTAGCACGTAATCTATCGCTAGGCTTTATTGGGACTTCAACCATTTCTACGTGTTCATTGTATACGAGGTTCAATCTATCAGTATCGGGGTTGCGTTGAAAGTCCCCACGTTTAACGACGACCTCTCTTACTTCGCTCTCATCACCTACTGCTGCATTACTAAGAATATGCAATAGCTCATTCGCTGATAATACGCCTTCGTCAATAATTCTCTTACGTTGCTCATCAATATACTTAGCTACTTTCTCATTCTTTAGCAATCTACTACCTTGTACACTTGCAGTATGAGGACTATAACCAGCTTTAATTGCACTTTGTGTCATATTCAACGTCTTTAAATACTCAGCCACAAACTTCTCTTGTCTGGGATTTAATTTGCTCATGTTTTACCTCCTTTTCAATAATTATTAAAAGGAAAAATTTACTTATCTTTAATAATTCGATTTTCTTTAGCTAAATCTGAAAATCTTTTATTAGCCTTTGATTGTTGAGCTAACTCATCTTTACGTTGCGCTTTGATATTTTGAGAAAATTGTTCTTCTACAACATCTAGTAGATCACTGCATTCCTCTCCAGAAAGTGTTGTTTCAGTCATAATATAATTATAAATTTTATCTAAATTGTATTTTCTAGCCATTATTTAGCACCTCTATTTCTCAATTTATTTCTTGTATCAATGAATGGTAACTTATCAGCACCGACATAGTTACTGTATTGGTTTGGACTAAAGTAATTTTTTATTTCGTCTCTTGCTTCATTATCTTCTTCAAAATCTTCCAAATCATATAGTTTTACATATCTGTAAAACTCATCTTCATATTCATTGTTTAACGCTTCGATTTCTTCTATCACTTTGTTATATTCTTTAATAATTGGCACAAATTTAGATAATATACGTTCTTTGTCCTCTTGGTACAAGCGAGGAAGCTCTCCCTGATGCTTGAGAATCTCAATAGCTTTTTTACGTCTTGCATCGTCAAATACTTCTTGCTTTGTCTCTAGGCGTTTCTGTAATGCTTTGAGCTTCTGCTCATTCTTATCGAATGTTGAATATAGTGCATCAGCCTCATCATCTTTTGAGCTGGCAATTAAATCTTTATATTTCTCTTTATCTTCTTTAATTCGTTGTGATAACTCTTGACGCTCATCTTCAAGTTTATTAATATTTTCTCTTTGACCTGATACATATTCATTGTATTCATCAAAGTGTTTAGCAGTTTTCACATATATACCTCATTTCAGTTAGTTTTTAAGCCTATTTCTCTTATGTAGTTGTATGGCTTTTTAATTTCTCTATCTGTTAATCTTTTCGGGATAGTTTGCAGCAATATTAAAACTTTCTCAAAGTCGATATTATTTTCATTTCTGTTATAGATAAATTCCTTAAATGCTTTCTTATCTAATTGATTCAATTTCTCTACAAACTCATCATTATTCATTTCTTTTTCTGTAGTAGCAGGTTTCTTTTCTCTCAGTGCTTGCTCTTAGTTTAGCGTTAACTTATGAGGATAACTCTGATCCTTTTGACGCTCGCTACTAATGTATGAATAATCGCTCTCTATAGCCTTATTACGTTCATTCCTATTTGTTTGAATACATTTATGCAATTCAATTTTAAATCGCTCTATCACGTTTATATGAGATTCTAAGCGTGCATAAATATAATCTTTAATATATTTCTGTTCTAGCTTTGAAAAACGTCCTAGAACGGTATAAAAAGCGTTTAAATCTCTTTGACTTTTCCTCTTATACCGTTCCAATTTTTGACGTTCCTCTAATATAGCGATTGCTAGATTTTCAACGGAATAACTCTCATAGTAAATACTTTCTAATACAGTATCACTACATAAACTAGGGGTAGTGCGATCATACATATTTTCAATATCCCTTTCCATGAGTGCTATTCGTTCTTGTATATAGCAAGTATTAAATCTAGTGAATAATTCATAATCGCTTACTTGTTCTTGAAAAATTTCAATAGTAGTACCCACTACATCACCTTAAATATCCATTTTCTTTAATGCCTCATATCGCTTCATACTACCCTCAATATGACGCTTGATACTTCTTAAAGCTAATTCTTTTTGTTCATCAGATTTAACCATAAAATAGCCTTTTGAGTCCTTATTATAGCTATATCCGATAGCATAACCATAATCAACAACTAAGCTATGGATAGTGTTTCTTAACCATCTATCGTTGTTTTTATTAAATTCTATGTTTAATTGGTTAAAAATACTTTGTTTCGTAATAATCTCTTGCTTAGTATTGCGTAACACATTTAATACCTTAATGTGATCGCTCGTTAATTCTTTTTCAATTGTCATTGTCATAAATTATTCCTCTTTTCATCTTTAATGAGGAGGCACTATATAGACAATAACTAAAACCACAAATATTCAATCCTTATTTTTGTCCGATATATAGAAGTCATTTACTTCCTAACACTATTATACTAAATTTACACCTAAATAACAAACAAATGTTCTATTTTTATAAGATTTAAATAACTTCTTAACAATCTCTATATAGTCCATTATAAAGCTCTATACAGCCTTTTCACACTGATTCATAGACTTTCAATAATAGAACTAATGTTCCTATTTGACTTAAATTAATGATAAAAACATTAACAAAACTTAACGATTACGATTTACAAAAGCCATGCACCTACTAAAGTGCATGACCTATAAAATTACGCTTTCACATCTTTATAATAAGAATGTTTCAATTCATTTAATCGTTCAATTAATACTTTACTATCAACTTCATTCGCCTGTTCATTCTGAATAAATTCAGTAATGATTTTCAAGCCCTCAACTAATTCTGGTGCTGGTTCATTAATTCCAGTAGCTAACTGATACAACGCTTCCATATTACCTATAACATCTGCATTACTAGATTGAACCCCCTCAAGTTCATCTATATTGAAATCTTTACTCATGTAATCGAACATGTCACTATTGTTACTTTCTGCAAAGGTTTCTAGCCCGTACATAAAATACTCATTATCAAACATGAAACTAGCCATCATATCGCTTATAGTGTCATGTGTGCCATCTGGTATTTCATAACCTGCATAATGCCCCTCAATGCTCTCAATGAGTTTCTCAGTATGCTTTTCTGACGCAATCTCAAAAGTTTTTCTCACTTCACAATCTTTTATCAATACATGAGCGTACATCTTCCCTTTGCTCATCAGATACACAACATTAAACGGATCGTTATATATCTTAAATGCAAAAGGTACTTTATAACTGCTTTCACATAAGCCAGTAAAATATCTTAAAAGTGTTGCTGCTCTTGTTTCAAATTGATTTGCGATAATTTCTATATTCATTTTATTCATCTCCTTCATTTTTTGTTTTACTGAATTGTTCAAATTCACCTGTCTTGGGATTAAATTTTTTAATATAACGAGCAGGAGCCTTATCAATACATCCCATATCATCACTATCATAGAAATTAATATGGTGTGCTTTTGTTAAAGCCATACATACGATTGGCGAATACCATATTTCTTCATCATCTATATATTCAACAAATAAATTCTCTGGTGCTGGTATAAGTTGAATCGGAGCATCATAGTCCAGTCGGCTATATATTTCATCTTTTTTATTCACTTTAAACGCACTCCATTTCTTTCTTACAAATATTAAATACAACGGGCAACCAATGATCTGTTTTAATATATTTAGACTTCACTATCGGTAAGTCCAACCCTTTACCATCAACTAGATAAATAATTGGTGGACAAATATCCATCTCAATTAATCCATCTCGTTTAAGTTCAGCAATTATATTAAATGCTTCTTGGTTCCATCCAATCCAAAACACCACATTTGGATGTTGGCCACTTGTATATGCCCCATCACCTTTATAATTAAAGTTATTTTCTTCGAATACATTTTCTATTTCTACAAAAGTAGTTCCATCGTGTGATTCTATATATTCTAAAATTTTTGATTTTAATTCATTCTTATTCATTGTATTCCTCCTAAAATTGTATAGGTGTCCTACCGTCCTATTATTAGTAAGTTGCAGGACGCATTTAGTACACTTGTTATTGCTACTCTCCCAATGTATTAAGGTTCTTTGTCCCGTTGTCCCACCGGTTTAGGTCTACACTTATATATTTTTTGAGTTCTTGATATATATATTTTATAAAACTTTAACTTAAAGTTAGCAGGACACAGGGACACTTGTAGCATGGCACTTACTGTCACAATAGCTTGAATGTGTCCTACAACTGTCCCATTACTGTCCCGTTGTCCCTTTATTGTTATTTTCATTTTTTAAATCTCGATAATAAGAGGACAAATCAATTTGAAAACCATATTGTCTACCTATACCTTCACCGAATCTATAACGCGACTTACTTTGCCCACAATATCTTGTGTTTCTTAATGCTTTATCAATCTTTCTTAAATGATGTTGTTGTGGTTGGTCATCTCGTTTCATCATCACTTTCCAAATTTCCATACTACATACTTTGTCACGCCATACATAAGCACCTGGTTTTGTGTTTGGTAACTCAATTAATTTTCCATCACCATATAATTTAATGTAATCTTGGTCTATAACATCGTGAGCAGATATTCTTTTTCCTTCTAATGTTCTATACCAATAGTCAGATGGAATAGGACGCTCAAGAAATTCTTCAATTTCACCGACTAAAGCATCTTTTTCAGAATGCTCTTCTTGAACTTTCAATGCAGTTTCGCTAGCTTCTTTATCTAATAACAATGCTTTATCCGTTGGATCATCATCAAAATAAACTTTAGCTTCAGCAAACATTTGTTGAACAATGTCTTGTGTTAAATCGTCAAACGGACTTTTAGTCGCTTTATTTTTATCTGTCGTAATAGGAAAGAAACGACGGTTACCTGTTTGGTCTTTTAGAAATTCATAATTATTTGTCGTCCCTATAAACACACATTGGCGTGGATGTCGCTCAATACGTTTACCGTATGAAGCTCTATAAATATCTACAATCGCACTAATGAAACTTTTAATATCTTCAATAGTAGACTTTTGAAATGCTGCGAGCTCTTCTATCTCACACAACCAGGAACCTTGTATTTTTTTATAGGACTCATCCCCTTTAAACGTTTTTAAACTTTGGTTATACCAATGACCACCTAATTTACTTACTGTCGTAGACTTGCCATCACCTTGCCCGCCATATAAAATAATCATGGAATCGTATTTGATACCAGGATGATAAATTCTAGCAACCGCACCCATCATCCACTTTTTAGTCACTTCACGATTGTAGTGATTATCTTCGGCACCTAAATAATCAATAAATAGTGTTTCAATTCGCTTATTGCCATCCCATGTTTTAGATTCAATCATGGACTTAATAGGATGAAATTTATTATGATAAGCTTCTTTTTCAATGACACTATCCATAATGTCACGACTAAATTGCACATTATAATATCTATCTATATGAGAAATGACATGAGTTGTATCAATATCAGCCCAATAATAATTATTATCATCGTTGGTACGCCAATATGGTAGACGTTTTAGTTTAGTAATTTTTTCAAAGGAATCGTATTGTACTAACCCTTTTAAACTTTCATCATTTTCCATTATCAATTCTGCGTTTGCAGTGGTCTTTTTAAGGGCTTGTGTTGTGGCTGATCGTCTTAATTTACTACGCCAATCATCACTATTGGCCAAATAATTATTTTCATCAATCAACTCAAGTACTTCTTCTTTGGTTACATCTTCCAAATAAAAACCTCCTCACTTATTCTTGTTATCTTTCTTCAAAATGCTTTTGAATGTACGATTAACTTCCTTTTGTTCAATAGGTGGTCTGCAGGTCATCGCCCATGCGCTTACCAATCCGTAAACAAGGTTAGCGTCCACATAACGACGCAATAGGTATCCTGTTAAAGAAGCTAATGTTTGGTTGCGTTCACCTTCACCTACACCAAATGCAATTTCGCGCCAATATGAACTATCGCGTTTATGAAAATGATTTGAATAATCGACAGTTATTGGCTCATTTTTAACAACCATCTTGTTTAACTCTTCTTTTTTTATTACTGGTGCGTCATTATATTTAAAAATGTAAATTGATTCCTTTGATTTTTTTACTGGTAAGGCCATAGCTTGTGATGGTACAAAACTAGCTTCATCTACTGGGTAACCAATATAACGTGCTAATCCATTTGAATACTTCCGATAGTCTGATGCACTCACTGGCTCATTTAAAGGTACTATAAGACGAATACGAGGCTTTTCAACAGTATATGAATACGTTGTGTGAAATACCCAAGATACATGTTCCAATTTAGTTTTCAGCACTTCATAAAGGCCTCTAAAATCTTTGATTTCGTCATAGTCCAATGTAATAGCAGTTCGATTGATTAAAGTTTGATCACTACGATATTTACTAATAGTTTGATTATCTTTTTCAACATCTTCAAAATCACCATATACACATAAACCACGTATATATTTATCTGAGTTGATTCTTGGTGTTTGTAGTTTATCTAACCACTTAGACCATTCACATAAGCCAGAACCATTACATGAATTTGAATACAAATTTTTATATTGAACAATTTGAATTTTAAAATCGTTATTTAATTTCACTTTTTGAAAATCCAATTTTATACCTCCATGTATTAAAACAAGAGCAAAGATGTTATAATACAAATGGAGTATTTTCTTATTGCTCTTGTGTTTTATAAATTTTGTAAATTACGCGTTATCTGATTTAGTCGCCAAACTATTCACATCAGATGACGCTCTTTTTAATTCTTCCATTGCATTGTTGTAATGATGTTCCACTTGTTCAATCATTGAACTCACATCAGTAAAGATTGAATTGATAACTGCAAGACAAACAAAATGATTTTGAATGCTTTCATTTGCAGTATATGTTGCTACTTGATCGTTAGACGCAACTAGCATTTTCTTATATTTCTCAGCACGTTCCATTTCATCTGCTACTAAGTTTCTGAGTGCGCTGAGTTTAGAAGTTAAATCTGCACTTACTACTTCATCTTTGATTTCGTGAATTTGATATTTTAATTTTTTCATTTACTACTCCTCCAACCTTTCAACAAAAACTAGCATTTCTTCAACAGCTAATTTTAATTCTTCAATATCGTCTTTAGTTAAGAACTTACTAATATTAGAATCTTCGTAAATGATAGGGAAATCTGTAAAAGTTTCAGTAGCTTGAACAAGATTTTTGTATTCTTGATAATCATTAGTGATTTCTAAAATCTCATTATTATTTAAATAAGGGTACATTTTTTTAATAATTGAAATATCTTTGTTACGACGTTTTTGTAATAGTTTCGTCATTTTTTTAATATGCTTTTTGTCTTTAAAAATTAAATCGCCACTTACTTTACTTTCAATATTTTTGTAATCATTTTTAGTTAAATTTTTCATCTTATTCATTCTCCTCATTTATATTAAAATTTTTCTCTAACTCTTGGACTGCCCATTTCATTATTATTTCAAGATGTTTTTCTCGATTAATTTGCGAAACTACTTCTTGACCGTCTTTAAACTCGGTGTGTTCATAGTTTTCAAAGTGATTATAAATACTTGTTTTAAGTTGATATTTTACGTGTTCTAATACATCAATTTGTTCTTGATTCATTTTATTAATCCTCCTTTTTATATTCGTACTTATCAACTATTGGCAAAGTTAAAGTTTGTATTAGTGCAGTTATTGCAATCCCATGAATAAAATCAATAGAGTATGCATATAAGCAACCAATTGTTATAGCTAGTATTGATAGTAAAATATATAATCTCATTTGTTTCACTCCTTTTTACATCCAATCTTTATGACGTTTTTTCATGTACTCTTCAAAACGTGGAATACTGATAACTGTCATCGTTGATGATAGAGAGTAATATAAATCATCAATACCTTTATGATCTTTTTCCCACTCTATTAGTATTCGTCTAACTGATGAATAGCTAATACCAAATATTTCGCTTAATGCCGACGGTTTAGCAAATAACGGTTTGATTACAACTTGCTTTGGTTCTGTAATTACATTTTCTTCACTAGGTATATCTTGCAATTTTGTTCTTGGCACTTATTTAACCCCCTCTTTTTTCTAAAGTTTCTAATAATTTTTCTTTGTTAACTAAAATCTTTCCGCCAATTTTAATATGTGGAATAACATTCTTTTGAATAAGTTTATATGTGTGTCTTTCACTCATTCTTATTATTGACGCCGTTTCTTTTACGGTTAAATACATTTAATCACCTCACCGCCTGGAGTATTTAGAGATATTTATTTATTTCTTTTATCTCTATTTTGAGTTTAATCGTTTTCTATAGGAAAGTCAAGAATATTTTTGTATCTTTTTTATCTCTGAAATGTTAAGATTCATTACGAGGTGATAATAATGGTTGGAAAATATAGAAAAGAAGTAGGAAACTACTTAAAAAGTATCAGAAAAAATAAAAATATAACCGCTAAGTCTTTAGGGGCTAACTTACAATATTCTCAAAGTCATATAAGTGGTATAGAAAACGGTTCTAAAAAGATACCGCCTTTTTTCATTCCAGCTTACTTAAACTATGTTTCTGACAGCAATGAAGAATATAACTATTATGCTGATCAAATAGCCAAGATTACAGAAGGAAATTTTGAAGTTGAGAAGAGACAAATAAGAAAGGATACTAAAGAAATTTTAAACTCCATCAGTAAACCCGCTAGAATGAAAGAGTTTTATAATAATGACTATAATAATGAAAAGACAGTTACAATTTTTTCAGAAAACATAAATGATTTAAATTTTCATTTAGAAGACAATTTGAATAGTAAGTTTTATAAAACGATAGAATTAAGCGATTACGACAGAAAAAATATATCTAAGATTTTAGATATATACTTTATAAATAAAGAAGAACTTCTTGAAAGTATAAGATATGATTATGCAGGAGATTCACTTGATATTCTTGCACTTCAAGATAAAATTGAAGAAATTCAAAATATATTTAAAAAAGATTAAATTTCATTATGTAATATCTCTCACTTACATCATAAGAAATTGTCTACATTGATGGCGATGGTCAAAATAAGTTCTAACACATAACATTAAAATACAAATAATTAGTAGGACATTATGAAATTTGGTAAATACAAATAAATATGATTACAACTAATTACTTATGGAAATTGCGCTTTTAGTAGTATCTATATTTGTAACAGCAGTTTTTGTAGTATTAATAATTTGCTTAATATACTGGTTAGAGAAACAAAAATAATATAACAAAGGGGAACTGTAGAATGGAAGAAATACCCAAAAACAGACTTACTTTCAAAGAAAGTATGACTGAAGGTCGATATGTAGCTACCTTAACAAAAGAAGAAAAAACTTATTATAAAGAACTATCTATTGATGAAAAAAGAAAAGCATTAAATGATTTCAACGCTTCTACACCGCAAAAGGATGACAAAGTTAGCTTGTTCGATTATGTGAAAAGCACTATGTTAAAACACGGTTTAGACGAAGTTACCTCAATTACAGAAAATGCTATTTTAAAAAATGAACCAGGTAAACATATTGATAGCTTTATGACACGTCTGAGCAGTTTCTCTACAACCAAAGATAGTGGAACCGTCTTCACATATGAATTAATCAATCAAAACTTTGTTGTTATAAAAATATTAGATGAACAACTGAAACAAAACAAAAAGATAATAGAACAAAATAATGAAATCATCAGTTTACTTAAACAAATAGCTAATAAAGGAGAAATGTAGAATGTACTTCAATGATTGGAAAGTTACTATTAACGGAAAAGGATCACATGATGTTGTGACGAATGAAGATACTTTGTTAATTTTGCAAGATTATCAACATGTTGAAATAGCATTAAAATTAGTAAACGATACTATTCAAGTAAAATCATTAGGCTATGGAGAGGATGTAAGCATTAACCCTACTACAAAAGAAATAACGGTTAATGTAACAAATTTATTAGAAGATGATGAGTAATTAAACAAAGGAGACTTTTACACATGTGGCATGAGAAATTTACTAACAAACATGGTGATGTACAATATCGCTATTATGAGAAGTACAAAGACCCTCTCACAAACAAATGGCGACGTGTTAGCGTGGTACTTAATAAGAATGGTAAACAGTCACAAAAGGAGGCTCAGAAACTCTTAAATAAGCGTATAGAAGCGAAGTTGAACGATAAGACACCTACTACACTTAAGTCACTAACTTTCCATGCTGCATGTGATGAGTGGTTAGAGTATTATAAAAATCATTCTGGTTCAAAGGCTACAACAATCAAAGAAAAGATTAGCAATACAAACACAGTTAAAAATGCTATTGATAAAGAAGTGCTGATAAACAACATCACGCATACATACCTACAAGATATTATTAACGAGTGGGCTAAATTACACAGTAAAGGTCATGTTCAATCACTAGTTATCATTATTCGTTCTGTGTTCAAATATGCGTTTAAATACTATGATCTACAAGATATAAGTGTACTAGATAAAATTGATATCCCTAAAAAAGCTAAAACAAGGGATGAACTACAAGCTAAACGAAACAATTATTTAGAAGAGAGTGAAGTTAAAGAGTTACTTAGTTGCTTTGATTACCTAATTAAGCACAAAAAACATTCAACAAGAAAGCGTAATTATAAAATGGTCAAAGCTATAGTACAGTTTCAAATTGCCAATGGCACGCGTATCGGCGAGCTACTTGCTATTAAATCAGACAATATAAACTATGAAGATAAAACGCTAGATATCGACGGTACAATTAATTGGGTAACTGATAAAGAAACGGGAACATTTGGAGTAAAAGAAACTACTAAAACAAGTAAAAGTTATAGAACTATTGGGCTTACTACACAAAGTATCAACTTACTCAAAACACTTATTTTGGATAATAAGAAAGAAAATCAGTGGAATGAAGATTTTATTGATAGAAGTTACATATTCACAAATACAGCTGGTAGTCCTATCGACTTGAATAAAATAAACAACATCATCAAAGAGGCTACTGATATTAGTTCAATAAAGAAACGTGTTACAACGCACACATTACGTCACACGCATATATCCACACTTGCGCAATTAGGGATTAACCTAAAAGCTATACAAGAGCGTGTAGGACACTCGGACTATAAAACTACCCTAGAGATATACACACATGTTACTGATCAGATGGCTAAAAATATGATGAAAAAATTGGAATTCATCAAAATTTAA